GGACTTACGGATGGGGTATTCCCTGCCGCGCCGAGAACAGTACCAGTGGTACCTACATAGTCACGAGAGCCACCACCGCCAGAACCGCCGGGCAAAGGGTCGCGACCCGGCTGAAAATCCCCGCCCGCGCCACCACCGGCAGAAGTAATCGTTGAGAAAACAGAGTTGCTACCGTTCGTTGAATTTGTAGAGTTATTTCCGCCAGTACCGCCAGCCCCAACAGTTATGGAATAACTTGTGCCAGCAGTAAGCAAAAAACCAAAGCCAGCTCTAAAACCACCAGCCCCGCCTCCACCACCAAAGTTTCCGCCACCACCACCACCAGCAACTACCAAGTAGTCAACGAGAATTGGTTGGGTAAATAGGCCAAAACCACGAGCAGAAGCAGCGCCTAATGTGATTGGCAATGGCATGATTATGCAAACCTATTTTGAGTGGCAAAAACGGTATAAGCATTTGCTGCTGTCTTAACAATCGTATAGGTGTAAGCGTCAACCCCGTTTGCATTGCCGGATGTTGGGGCAGTGCCGCCCTGCCACTTAGGTGTCACCTGGGTGCCATCAATGAATACATTAGCGTTGTAGTAGGCTGTCGAGCCTTGGGTCACCAAGAACGCTGTCGTGATTGCCGTGTTAGCGGACATAGCAGTGTTCAACGTGGTGCCAGAGCTATAGCGGAACAACACGTTCCAATTAGCAGAAGCGTTTGTGGTGTAATACAACACCGACTGATTGGCAATGTCGTAAGTGATGTTGCCGGTTGCAGCAGTGGCACTCACCGTTGCAGGCTCGGTCGCATTGGTCATCGAGATAGCAATGTTGCTAGTCGATCCAGTAAACGTCTGCGTCGCCGTGAAAGTAGTGGCTGTGTTAGGAGCAACATAGTCTGTGCCTGCTGTTGCTGCGCTAATTGCCGTGCCATTGCCCTTCAACACACCAGTTACCGTAGTGTTGATAGTGATGTTTGCAGCGGTAGTGCTATTCGCAACCGTTCCTGCAAACCCATTGCTTGACGATACGCTGACATTGGTGACAGTCCCGTACGAAGACGGAGTTGTGCCGTTGATACTCAACATCTGAAACTGAGTACCGTCATAGATCACATCAACAACAGCATTGGCCTGTATGACATTCGCTGACAAAGCGGAACCGTTGAAAAAAATGTTTTTTGTTCCTTGGCTATTGACGTTCAACGTCGATGCGCCAGAATTTGTGTTAGCGGCCTTGAACTGGATACGCAGACCAGCCGTGTAGGTTGTACTGACGTTTGCTAACGCAACCACATAAGCATTGGCAGAACCGCCATCTGCCGCATAGTTGCTATAGGTGTTAGCGTCATTGATTGACGCCGTGATTACGCTATAGTTGTTGTCGAGTTGCGACAGAGGAATGGCAGTTGTCGCATTCGCAAATGTATTCGGAATTGTGATTGGCTTTGCCATTAGAACCTCGCTCTTAACTCTTGCTCAAATTCGATACCGTGCAATACCCACTGTGGTGATGTTGCGGTGATTGTCAGACCCAAATACTTGCCCCATTGTTGCGCGTCATTCTTGTACAACTGATATCCAGTCGCCACCCAAACCACATTCGCGCTAGAATTGTTAACCCATCCAATCGTCTGTAAGTTGTTATTTATCCAACTTACAGAGTTGTAGACAGTATACGATGGACTTGCGCCACGTTCACTATCCACCGTTACATTGAACGTAGCAGGCACATCTGGTGGATTTGTTGCTTCAAATGCAAACTTCAACGCTTGCTTGTCTCGGATTGGATCGCCCATCGGGAGCAAAGCAGTCGTCAAAGTACTAGTAATGTTAGCTGACGTATCAGCGTACAATCTTTTCAAATCAGTTCCACTAGTCGCGTACAAATTAACTTTGCCGCCAAACTGGGTAGAATCAATCCAAATCAATGTTCCCTGCGAAGTGATAAACCACTTCTTCTCAAAGAACACCGCCTGTACAACCCTAGGCGCACTCTCTGGATCGTTGTAAGTAAAGTTAAACGCAGCGCACAAAATGTTGTTTAACAAGACCTGACCGGCAGTGACGTTCTGCGTAAAGTCGATATACGGGAATATCCCGTCCAACGGGTCAGACAGCTTGCTAGTCGTAGAACCAACAAGCGCATAGACCCCATACTCGTTCATGAACAACACGGATCGGAAGTATGGAAAAATTGCGTATTTAAGACGAGTTCCAACAGACGCACTCACGTTGGTATTGGTAAACAACGTGGTCCCGAGTTCGGTAACTCTCACGTCAGAAAACACGTTGATGCTGTCATCACCAAAAATGTACAGAAAGTTGTTAGCAGACAAAATCTGCACAATCTTGCCGTGCAAGGTAGCATCAGTCAGTGTGATGTTTCCTGCTGATACGCTTGTAAAGTCGTTGTACGAATCGGCAGCGGAATAAAAAACTGTCCGATCATTAGCAATCCAAACTCGCCCAGAGAATGACTGTATGCCTGTGCCAACTTGCGTAAACAAGGTGGCGTTGGCTGTTGCACCATTGCCGCCTCCACCACTAATGGTGACATTAGGCGCACTTGTGTAACCTGTGCCGCGCTCTGTAATAGTGATGCCAGTGACTGTGTTGCCCGTTCTAGTGGCTGTGGCTACAGCTTGTATGCCCCCCGTTTGGTTGGGCGCACCGATTGTGACATTCGGGTTTGATGTATACCCAGAGCCGCCTGCGGTAATGTTAATGTTGCCTACAGAACCAACGCTTACAAGATTAGTACCATCCCAGGTGCTGTACCCGTTGATTGGATCAATAAATAAGAGGCGCTCGTTTTTCCATTGACTAATCTGCACACCAGCATTGCTAAACGTACCTGCCGGAGCTACGTTGCCAACAGAATTGTTAGTTAAGTCGACGTATTCGCAACGACCGTTTGCCTCTACTGCTATTAAGTAGTCTGTCGTTCCAATAACGCCACTAGATAAATAAATTACCGTATTGGCAAATGTTACATTGCCAACATTCGATACATTAGGCACAATCTTGACATTGCCCAAACCGATGGGCATGGCATTTTCAATCCACGCAAACTCGTTTTTGTCGATTGTCGTGCGATTGGACTTGGTGTTTAGCCCCTTGAAGTCTTTGATGACCTCATAAGATTTCCGCTGTTCGCCTTTCTCGGCCATATCAATACGGCAATGAGTAAGGAGTGGGCAGTCGGCGCGTGAAAACTGTGCTCAATACGTTACGAACTTGCGATTCGTATTGTTGCTTAAAAATTTCCGATTCGCCATAAGACTGTTCTTTGAACTTCGCCTTATAAGCGGCGTAGTAGGCCACTGGCGTTGTGTATGGGTCTTGTAGTTGCTCAACAGTAGAACTAGACTGCAAAGCGTTAGGCAACACAACCGTATCAAGCTCACACTCATAGTTTTGATCTGGTATAGGACCAAAGTAAATAGTGTTCTGTCCGTATATGCTGTATGCAATTGGCAAGCCGTTGTAGTTCTGCCAATAACGCAGTTGCGCGTTAAAGTCCGTCCACGGCAGATATTTGAGAGGCGTTCTGCTATTGCCCCAATACACATTGATGTTAAGAACATCAAGCGTCTGTTGGCCTTCTGGTAGAACGGCAAAAGAATATGCCTCTTGCCCAGTAGTCAATGTAAAATCTTGAAGTTCGCGCAAACAACCCGTATCACGCACAACCCGTTGTCGGGCTGCATTAATGTAATCCGTCAGTTCTGAGTCAGAATAGAAATTTCCGTTTGCATCATGCAGAAGCCTTCTGACTTCCGTGATGTAGTCTGACAAGGTTGCCATTTACGATCCATAAGTCATGCCACATGGAGACGTTTCGCCCCGCGCCCACGACGGGGCAACGGGGTTACTTCGCCAACCACGGAGGGCAGTTCGTGGTTCATCTCCGGTTGATTGGTCGAGAACATAAACTCATGAAGTTTGGCAATCGCCGCTTCCATTTCGTTGCTGTACTTTAACCAACCAAGTCGAATCAGATATGGGGTTTTATCTTGCACTCCATATCCAAAAATATGTTGAGCCGCTGCAATCGGCAGAGCAACCGGAACACCTGGACGGAACTCATACTTAAATCCGTGGTGGTAATCCCAAAACTCTTCTTCGCCTCTATTAGTAACCCAAACCGTACCCATCACAACGCAACCACATCACCGTACACGGAAACATCAACAGTAGCGGCTACATTTCCACCAGAGTTGACAATGACAAACAAACCGCCAGACGAATAAACATTCGTGGCTGTGCCTGCCGCCAAAGTCAAATCTTGCCAAGTGGAATTGCTAGAGATGTTAGACAACGCCGTATTAGCAGCCACAAGGTTGCTAGCATTGCCATCGTTGCTTGTGCAGATGGCAATGTTTGCAGAAGTGACGCTAGTATTAGCGTTGGCTACCGTGATACGGCGGATAATGTACTTCGTGCCATCTGTAACGGATAGGACTGCCGCAGTATTGGTGACATTCGCGAGGCTGACGGCTTGAGCCTGAGCAATACGCTTGTTTCCAAATCCGTTGGGATATTCTGCTCCTACATGATCCGCAATCATGGTATCACCTTAAGAGTTGAATTGACCGGTAGCAGCTTGACCGCCATTAACTGTCAAGGTGGTGATGCTTTGAGCATTGTTCACATCACCGTTCACCAGACGCACGTTAACACCGTCAGAAATCATAAGACCCCCGACGTTGGAAGTAGTTACGTTTGCCCAAGTGTTATAGGCAGTTTGCATCTGAATCCGCACGTTGACCGTAGGAGGAATCAAATACAAACCAGCCGTAAGAACCGTGCTGCTGTTGGCGGCGATGTTAACCGTTTGATTCTGAGTGTAAGCGCCAGCAGTGTTATCTACCGCGCCAGCAATCAGAATCTTATTGAGTGCGAGTGCCATGTCCAGTCTCCTTACAAAGTGATTGAGTTAAGGTTATAGACTTGGGTCATCGACTTCGGCTTAGTGCTAACCAATTCAGCAATGGTCAGAACTGCACCGACGTAACCGATCTGCCAGTTAGGAAGAGTCGATTCAAAGCCGGTGAACACAAACGAACCCTGCTCGTGAACGTACAGAGAGAGATAGTTGCAGTTTAGGAAGTAGATTTTTCCTTCCGGGCAATACGGGTCCGGATAGATAGGCACACCAGCAACCATCAGAGCGCGGAAGGCAGCTTGCGGACCATCACCCTCATTATTAAAACCGGAACCCGGTGTAATAACGTATTGCTCTTGACCAACGTAGTCTTGAGCCAGCAGCGTCCAAGTACCCATACCGCACACGCCGAACGACGGAATTTCACCGCAGTTTTTAACCGTGCCGCTAATGTACTGGAGCATGTTCTGGCGGGTCGGGTTGACGTTGCCGGCGTTGTAGACTTTTGACTTCCACCAGGTGTAAGCCGAACGGTCAATATTGCCGTAGGTGTTTGTACCCGAAGTGCCATCGTCCACCGCCAAGGGAAGGCCGGTGAATTGTTGGGCATTGCTGATGTTGTTATACAGCGAATAAGACATAGCATCCAACATGACGTTGGTTGCGTCATTCATCCGCGCCTCAATCAACGGGACGATAGCAAAGTCTTGCTGCACAACACCTTCCATACCAAGGAAGGGAACCGGAGCGATCATCAGCTTGAGGTTCCACTCGGCGTTATACGCGCCTTGTTGAACGGCAGGCTGAGTGAAGGAGCCGCTGTAGTCCGACCATTGCGCGTTAACAAACTGAGCGCCCTGGACCGGAGCAGTTACCGAGGACACACCGCCAGAGGCTTGTTGACTATTAGCCAGCAGAGCCGCCATAAGCGGAGTGGAGTTATAAAGCTGAACAACCAGCTTCGGGATGAACGCCCGACGAGTGACATACGTCAACTCGTTGTACTGATTAGTACCCGAAGCCGGAAGAATACCGCCGCCGATAGGCATGGTTCATCTCCGAAAAAAAGTTAGCCCTCTACTTACAACCCTATGGGTCGCGGTGTTTTCCGCAACTCAGAGAGTGCTTGTACCGCATTGTCACGAGCAGCCTTAACTGGGTTTTTCCAATACTTGTTAAGGTCAAACCCATTAAGGGGATTGCTGTTGTATCCAATAGGAGTGGGTTCGGCAGATTGCCGCATCCATTTCCAATACTCAGCAGCAGACTCGTGATTGGTAATGCCTTTATCAAGCATCACTTTCTCAACTTGAGAAATTTCTTCTTCACTATCAACAAGACCCTTTTTCAACAATGCGCGCCGACGACGCTCAAGCTCATTGAGCGCATCTTGCTGGTGAAGTTTTGCTTCTAGCGATTGAACCCGCTGATCTGCCTGTTGAAAAGCCTGCGTTGTACGGTCTTCGATTTCGATTTCTGGAATCGGCATATCAGGCCGCGCTTCACGGGTCAGCCGCAAAAAGTTTTTGCGAGTCTTCGGGTTTTCTGCCAATTGCTTGGCAAGCAAAGCCAGTTCGTCTCGCGCTTCCGGTGTCAGGTCTTCAAGTGACATAATTTGGCCCTCACAAATAAATTAGATAACTTTCTTGCCATCACCAGGTTTGCCAAGAGTCATCTTGTTCTTGGGGCCGATTTTGGAAGCTGCATCAAGGCCGCCAAACCTAGCAAACCGAGGCGGGTTGTTGATCTGACCGTTATCTTGTTTATCATCAAGCGGGCGACGAATCGATGCAGCGCCACGCGGCTTAAACAAATCCATTTGGATTCTCCTTACATTGGTTGAGGCCGTTGTTGCAGGCCGGGGGTTGGCGCGGATGCAGCGACTCTTTGCTCGGGCGATGCGCCTCCCGCCTGCGGCAAAGTCTGAATCATTTGGAGAATCTCGGCGGGAACTAGCTCGCGGGTTTGGGCCTCACGCATACCAAAAGTGCTACCCATTTTTTTTACAATTTCAAGAATGGCTTTGCCTTCTATTGAGTCAAAACCAAAAGCTGGCAAAGATTGTTGAAGCAAGTCCATTGCCATTTGGACATTGATACGAGCGCCTTCTTTGTTACCCGCCTTGGGCTCAGGCGTAGACATAGGAGAAGCCATTGGCGGCGCTTCGTCAGGCTGGTCTGGCATAACAGTGGGACTGGGCGCAAGATTACTTGCTCCAGCAGAACCCTTAATAAGGTTCATTACACTTTCATTTGCATCAACCATTTTTGTTCCTGGTTAAGAACTTAGCGGCGGTATATTACTAAAAAATCAATTTGTCAAGGGGGGGTCAAGTTTCCCCGCCCCCCACTTGAGCGCTTAGCGCTTCGCTTTGCGAGCCTTACGAGCCTTGCGAGCCATAGCAGCCTCCTAAAAGAAGCGGCCACTTAAATAGGGGCAAGCAGCCATACCCCATCCCTTTTGGGAAAAATTATCGACGAGCCTTGCGGCCCTTCTTCACCAGATTGCGAAATTTGCCCATTTTCATTGGTACGTCATACATAGGTTATCCCCTTCCATAGTTGCGGTTTCCGCGAGACGTGGTGGTACGAATCGCGTTTCTATTAAACGTGATATTAGGTAACTTTGCAATCGAACGCATGTCGGTCACTTGTTTTTCACTGACACGCGGCTGATCTGCTCTATTCACTGGTTTCGACTGATCCACCTTGTTCTCCTTGTTGCGCTTGTGCTAACGCTTGTTGCGCCTGCTGCAATTCAATTGTCTTCAAGTCTTGTTTCAACAGCTGTTTCATTGGTGCATCAACTAAATCTATGAGACGCTCCCTGCTGATAGCCCCAACTTTTAGCAGGTTGAACGCAAGCTGCCTGCTGTCTTCCATGAAAATGGGGCTATTGCTATGCGCGTCCACTTTTACAACATAGTCGTTCGTAAACTGTTCAGGAATAAAGCGCAAGCCATCGTCAGAGGTGTAGTGTGTGTCGTCGTATTCCTGTATTACTTTCATAAACAGCGTTGCTAGCTTTTCTAGCGAGTCTTCAACAACCAAGGCGCGTTTCTTGGCGCGAGACGAACCCAAACGAGCAAGCTGGCTTGCGTGTCCCGTAGAACGAACTCCAGATTCTCCTCTGCCAGACAACACATTGGTGATGCCGCTCATTTCCTCAAACATGCGATCTATTTCAGCAATCTCGCGGAAAGCGTCATCAGGAATGTTGGGTGCCATACGCTCTACTTTGGCATTAGGCATGTCAGTGGCAAACAAGCCGCCAGCGCGATTCAAAGCAAAGTTCTTTTCGTCCAAAATGCCGGTAAAGCCAACCAGCGCAGTTGGAGGCGACACTTGCTTAGATAGCAGATCTAGAATCTCGGACATGCGCTTGTTCCGCATCTCTTGCAGGAAGATCAAGCGCTGTACTTCAGATTGACCCCAATAGTAGTCATACTGCGGGTTGGGGCAAATTTGAACAAAAGGAAGCTCGCCCTTGACAAATAATTGGCCACCCCCTCGGTCGTAAATGATTACATTTGGGTCAGCTATTGTGACGCATTGATAGTCTTGTGTTTCATCATTCCAAAGCCAAAGCTCTTGCATTTCTACAGTTTCTTCTGCAACACGCGCTTTGTATCTGGCATAACCTGACAGGTCTAGGTTGATGTTGCCAAAAATATTGGGATTGACCTGACTCGTAATAATTCTGTCAATAGCCTCTGGAACTCGGCTGATCTCGTGGTGAGAAGCGGAAATACGCCTGATGAGTTCTTCGCGCTTGGGATGCGTGTACAAACGATTGTACAGCTCAGACTTTGTGATGTAGTACGTCTGCACCAATGCTTCCTGGCGATCAGTGTAGGGCGTATCTTCGCGCAACACACCAACACTTCCAGGTTCAATCATGTACGGGTGAATGCCGTTCCTGTACGTCAATTTTACAAATGTCGTGTTGTACACCAACGACCAAGTTAGGGCCATTGAAAACACGTTGTCTGTGTTGCTATTCAACCACTGGTCATTGAGCGCCTTGGTCAACACCGGAACCTTCATGTATTCAGGTTCTGGCACAGCTGCGCCCAAATCGATACTAAAGCGCGTAGTCTCCGCTGAGTATAGAAATGAGCTCAGCTGATCGATATGCGGATAAATTTTGTTGAAGTGAGCAGGCGGCTCTTCTGGCTGAGAACCAAACAAAAAGTAAGAGCGCAACACCTGATAGTCTGACTTGCGCTCTTCAACGCTTACCATGCACTTATGAGCAACGTCTATGTAAAACGCCTCTCTAGCAAGCGGGTCACTCGGGATTCGCATCAGTTATCCAGTTTCAAATTTTGATGGTCGCCAATATAAGACGCCGTAGTTGGTGCCCTGAACTTGCCACCAGCAGATGCAAGACCATTGGGATTCTCACCGGCAATGCTCTTGGTATTGAAATTGCTGATCTGGCTAGGACTGCCCCACTGTACTGCAAAAGGATTGTTTTGTGGAGGAGCGTATCTTAGTGGCTGAGACTCTCCTTCTTTAACGCTTTTGATATCGCTCATGCCGTAATCAGCGGCCAGGCCGCGCAAAGTATTGTCATTGAACCTGGTTTTGTCGCCAATAGTGCCAACTGGTTGCAAAAAAACTTTCTGCACGGTATCGCAACCCTGTGGACAAATTGGCATGTCGCTTTCAAAAAAACCGTGTACTTCGCATTTGTAGTCGTTAAGAACCATTGCGCCCTCGATTCAAAAGTTCACCCAAAGTTGGTGCAGAGTAGTCGCCGCGCTGCCGGAGACCTATCTGCAACTTCAATTCGCCATTATGCAATGTCACTCCATAATAACGCTTGGCTACAGGTTTGGGATTTTGCCTGTATTCTACATATCTTTCGTGGTTTCGCTTTTGCATAACCACAACCTTGCCTTCACGAAATTCTCGCAGTGCCTTGTCTAGTCTGCGTTGCATGTACTCGGTCAACTCATACTTGCCCCTCAATATGTCCAAAATGTGCAGATGGTTGACTCCTGCTAGTTCTGCAAAGTGCGCCATAGAGATGCCTCTCTTTTTGTCATCTTTGAACATCTGCAACTGACGCAGCAGTTCTTTCTTTGGCGTAACTTTATCCATTGATGCCAATCCGTTTTAAGTAGTTAGAGACGTTTTGATTGACTGGATTGCCGCTTGCGATAATCCGTTCTTCTGTTTCTTGTTGAGAGCGCGTTACTCGGGCTTGTATCAAACGCGGTTGTACTTGTTCGGCATAGGCGGCACAGGCTAGGCCGGTAGCCATCACGCGATCATCTTTGTTGCGCCCATAGGCGGCAATTGACCCGCCGTCTCGGACCACCGACTTCATTTCGTCTAGCAACTCCATCGAGTAGACGTTGAGCATCCCACGCTCGAAGTAGTCTTTGAAATAGTTGAGCATCCGCTCTTTGGTGGCAGAGGTGGTGATCCAACCGATGCTGTTGGTCACGCCGCCAAGACTGTCATTACGCCGCCACAGATACGTTTGCATGTGTGACAGCACGTTGAACAAGTCATTGCCGCGCTGAGTACCCATGTTTGCAGCGACGCGTTTGAGATTACGCATCTCGTTGATGACGGCCTGCCCAGGACCATTGACCTCTAGGTTGAGCGTAGAGTTCTTGTAAGCTCCGGCGATATAGCAGATGACCCAGGCAAACTGATAGGTGTTAAGTTCTGATGTAGCAAACTCTGCTACCTGATCCAAACCATCGGCATAGCACCGATAGACTTGGATACAAAAACGGTCAGCCCAATCGCTAGAGCCATAGGCAGGATCAGCGCCAATAACGTAATAAGCACCGTCCACAGGCTCTTCCCAGAGGGTAAGCGTCGCAAGCCGCTCTGTCGAGCGTATAAGTATTGTGTCTTCAAAGTTTGCGCCCATGTTAAAACGGTAGTAATCCGGGTGTTGCTTCTTCGCCTGCTTTGCTGCCTCCGTGCATCTGGCAGTCGAGAAGAACGAGGTGCCGGTCATTACAAAAGCATAGTCTTCTGTCGGCGGGAACTCTTGGTACATCAAGCTCTCATCCTTGATGCCTTCGTACATTTTCCACCGCCACCATGCCATCTGTCGGCTATTTATCTCGACGTTGTATAACTTCTTGATCTCCTTTGTCCATTCCCTCTCTTCTGGGCTTAGTTTCCCGTCCCAATACACTTTATAAATTTCGCTTTTCGCGTCAGCAGAGTAAAATTCATTACGCCACCAACCGCAAAAGATAGCGTGTTGACTGCGCGCTCTCTTAGCTGTGGTGTACATGTCGTGGAACAGATTGAACCCGCGAGCAGTGGACTCCCACAAGTACAGACGCAGCGGATTGGTTTCCGCAAGAGAGGCGAGCAAGGAAGCAAGACCTTCTTCGTCACCATACGAGCTAGTCTCGGTAGAGTGCAGGTAGGTAATAGCCTTGCCGCGCCCTAGAGAACCGTTAGAGCGCGTTCCAGCAACTTGGTAATACAACCTACTACGGTTCTTTAGAATCAACTGTGTGCGGTTATGCGCGGTCACTGGGATGCGGTATTCAAGCGGAAGGTTCTGCATGTACATGTCCAACGTAGTTCGGAACATGTTTCGTGATTCTTCATCATGCGTCACCAGCGTCCCGGCAAAGCCGGGGTTCTTAAACTGCCAGTAGAGATCAAGCGCAAGACTGACAGTGGTGATGCCAAGCTGCCTACCCTTCAAAATGACAAAGTGGTGGATGTCGTTCTCTAGTCCCTTGGCGATTTCCTGCATTACATATCGCTGTGTGCCAAGCAGTTGTGTGCCAAGTTTAATGATGCCCTGCTCCTTGGTTTCCACAGAAAGTTGCGAGCAGAACCGCCAGAAGTGTTCAAGGTTGAACTTCATTTCTTGTCGTAAATCCCGCGCATGTAACGCTTGAGTTTTGTATTGTCCCTGCCGTGCAATTGCTCACGCCATTCCAACTCCTGTTTGATTTTCTTCATCGAGCCAATCTTGAGCAGCCTGCGCGCTTCACACTCACACCGCCAATCATCACAGGTATTGCACACTGACCTTCCATCCCACAACTTCACCATCGGGGCATCCTCGCAACGCTGACAACCAAGGCAGTCCTCAGAGAAGATCGGTCCTGACATATTTGACAATTCCATAGTTGGGGCTAGTGCTCTGCATTTCCATCAGCGTATAGCCATCCAAAATCCGGTCAATCTTTCTCCGGTTTGCATCCGAGTGATATTCGATAGCATACGCAAAGGGTAGATACGCCATTCCCTCAAGAATCTCAATCTCCGCACCCTCAGTGTCAATCTTGACCAAGTGCGACTCAGGCAACTTCTGCGGGTCAATGATCTGAACTTGTTCGCCAGCATCTCTCTGTTCAACGCCCTTGTACAGGCTGCACTCACCACGGTTGTGCTTGCCGTAATAAATATCTCGCAAGCCAGGCTTACCAACACCCACGTTATAACAATCCACTCGGTCCACAAACGCCTTCGTGTTGTGCAACAACAGGTCATAGTTGCTCAAGACCGGCTCGTAGCAACGCAATTGAGCATGAGGCCAGCGATACGAAGCCCACACCGCAAAACCACCAACATTCGCACCAATGTCCAGAATGATCGGCGCACCCTTCACCCAATCACACTCGTACTCACCACCAAAAATCTTACCGACATGAAACACCATGTCGTCAGGAATGTTCATTCAACCCTCCATACGCGCACCCCACCATCCTCAGAGCGAGCAATAAACCGCCGAGATAACTTTCTGCCCCACCGAAAGTTCGTGTTGTACATCGACTGCAACGCAATACCCTTCACAAAAAACGACTCACCCACCCTCAACAACTTATACGGGTAACGATTCCGAACCCGAGTGTCACTAGGCATCGGCACACCCTTGTCTATGTCTATCTGCATCACTAATCCCCTACTCAAGTGAAACAAGAATACCAGAAAACGTATTTTTCCTTGGGGGGATGAAGGTCGGGGGGCGCGCGCGCAAAAATCTCAAACCCAATTTGACTGGGCCGACCTGCCAGAACCGATCCGTGCCACGCTTTCGACCGTCCCAAACCCAATTGACACAGCGCGACAAGCTGCACGACGACGACACGACAGCCTCGCCGACCAGTCCCGGCCCCAGCCCCAAATTCGACGTCAGGGGCGGACGGTAGTATGTCTTACACACAATCCATATGTATCTATAGACGTTAGTCATTAGACATAAGTGGTTTTATGAATGTATGTCTATAGACATATGTCTTATGTAGAGTATCGCGCGCGCGTATGTAACAAATAATTCAAGCACGAGAGTAGTGTATGGTGCATGATGTGACTGTGCATCTACCGCACATGACATCTAACTGTGTACGCAGCAACCTAACCAGAGGGAAACATCATGAACGACACCACCTACAACGGATGGACAAACTACGCCACATGGCGCATTTTTGTGGAGTGTATAGACGGCATCAATCCGCACGACATGGAATGGCCGATGACCGCGTACGAGTTGTCGAACGCGCTGCGCGACCATCAAAAGGAATACATTCTTGACACCACCCACGAGGGCATCACGCGCTATCACATGGCCGCGTACGAGTTGTCGAACGAGGTGCTCGACCATATCGAGGACTACATTGTTGACACCACCGAGGGCATCGCGCGCTATTACGAGCTGGCGTTCCTCATTGACGTCAACTGGCGTGAAATCGCCGAGTACTTGATTAACCAATACGCCGACGCGGCGTGACTCGATTCTAGGGGCGCAAAACACCGCGCCCTAGCCTACCCATTACCTAACGCCCCAGAACTCAACAGCGGCCCTCACAGCGCGTCAGAGAGGCATTGGCTATGCGTGAGCATCATTACTTTTCCGAGTATCGCCCACACGACTACCGTCTGCCCCGCTCGATGCGTGAGGCATACGGACACGAGCCGGTCCTATGGGTGCAGCAGGACAACGACCATGACGCCCTCTGGTGGGCAGGGCTGACTGTCTGGGCGATCGCCATCGGACTGGTCGTCTGGTACGCCTACGGATGTCTGTGAGCGTTTAGACTCATACTATAAGTTATCTTATACATATAGGGGGGATTTATTACGTGTACACATATCCCTTCTATAGAAGGGATAAGATACTGTATGTCTACGTAAGGGGGGATTTTTGTCCACAGGTTATCCACAGGGTTGTACACAGGTTATCTACAAGTTAGACTAGCGTTATGGCGCTTGACAGGGCGCAGATGATGTCCTAGTATTAGGACATGGACAGGGCAATCCGGCCCGTCCAAGTTGGCAATATTGGAGGCCACATCATGAGCAACAACACCATCAGCACAGGCGCCGCCGTAATCCTCTCGACGGGACGCAAGACCACGGTCAGCCCGCGCACTTGCAACACCGTTACCGGCTTTGTCGCTTGGCTGACCCAAGGCGAGGCCAAGCGACTCAAGCTCGACGGCTACAGCACCGGTCGCTACAGCTACAGCGTGGACATGAGCGGTCAAGTTGAGCGCTGGATCAACGGCTACGGCGGCTACGTCGCCACCGTCGCCGCGCCGGTCGTGGCGTGAGCCGCAGGGTCCTGTCTGATTCTGGTGAGGCCCTATATGGGCCTCACTGGCAATCGGCGCTTGCGCGCGATCTAGGTGTATCTGACCGCACTGTGCGCCGCTGGGCAGCGGGTGCGGACATGCCCTCGGGGGTCTACACCGACTTGCTCCGCTTAACGCAGGAGCGCGCCGCGACGCTCGACGCGCTGGCTCCAAGGTTGCGCGCGGCGCTGCCATAACAAGGGCATCCAGCCGACCCACTACGCCTCCGGTTCCGTGGTCGGCTGATGCCCAGCGTTATCCACAGCCCACTTTAGGCCTTGTAGACCTTCCCTCTGAACCATGCGTGACCGTCTTCATGCACCTCGACCAACTCAGGGTAGATGTGCGGACCGTTGACCGTGATGACAGCAAAACCCATGCGCCAGTCGCGAGTGTTCTGCTCGACATACCTGAACTGTGGCCCCCAAGGGTCAGCCAGCGTCCCGGTCTCAATGCCGTATCGTGTCCCGCGTAGATCGGTGTGCGCCCGCACTCCTAGCTTGTGAGTGTGTCCAGTGATGATGGACAGGCCCGAGTGCAACACGTTGTTATAGGCCGAGTGCATCCCGCTGCGGTAGCGGTGTTTGACAATCAAGTGTTCGTTGAAGATGGTGGAGACTTTATGATCCCAAGTCTCGAACAGGTCAGACACCTTAGTGCCGGGCATATCTTGGATCTCAGGAACGCGCTGCGACAGCAATGCCTCCAGACGAATGTCATGGTTGCCGATGTGTCGCAAAAGATACGCATCCCTAGCTACATCCTCGATCAATTGCAAATGGTCGCGCACACAGTCCAGCTCCTGGCGCAACGTCGGCTTGGTCTCCCACAGATTCGATGGGTGGCGGCTGATGCTGGCCCCGTCCCATGAGTCTCCATTGTCGATAACGATGTCAGGCTCCAGCTCCTCGATGATCTGCAACAGAATCCAGAACGCGGGACTCGTGTGTCCAGGCCAGAAATGCGCGTCACTGAAAATGACCATCGTGTAGGGGTGGTCAAAGAAGACCGTGTGCGGCCTGTCTCGCCCCTCGCGGATGCGCCAGTCCCCAACAAATTGCGGCTGCAGGGTGGGGAGTTGGATATTTAACTTTTCTTCGGCTAAACGCCGGTAGCGATAGGCAGTGCGGATGTCTGAGATGTCGAGACCGGCCCGATGCATCGCATCCATCACGCTGGTTGCAGACGGCCATGCGTCCCTGATCCGCTCCGCAACGTCCAGGGCGATTGCGCGAATGTTTGCCATGATTGCCCCTCAAAAAGAGACACGCCCCCATGTGGGGGCGCTGTCAATCAGTGTGCCGACCCAGTGTCCTCGTCCGCGCCGTCATCCTCGGTCTCGTCTTGATCGTCCACTTGAGTGGCAAACCACGACTCGCTGGTCTCGTCGATGTCCTGGTCCATCGCCTCTTTGATCGCCTCAGATGCATTGTCACTTTCCACAAAATATTCAAATTTGATCACATTTGTCACATTCCACAGTCCCATTTTTAGTCTCCGTTGGCCGCACAAAAACTGTGCAATCAGCACCTTAGCGGCCAATTGTGACGGCGAAATGAAAAGTTTCGCCCCGCGCCCACAAAAATGTTGACAACCTACTCACCTGGTCGTAGTGTGCAGATTGCAGTGCCTAACCTAAAAGGAGATGATGATGATGCCGACAAAAATTTGCCGAGACTGCACGTATCACGACCCAGACTCGCTGGACTGTCTGCACGATCGGGCCAGGCAGGTTGATCTGGTGACGGGGCGCGAGTTCCGCTTCAGTTCGATGCAGATGCGGACCTGGCCGTGTGGGGCTGAGGGCCGCTTCTTCGAGCCGTGGCCCGATGTCCATGCGATGACAATGAGCACAATGCAGCATCTGGAGGAGTTGTTGGAGGAGCGAGAGTGATGGTTGATCATGTTTTGGACGAACGCAATGACGCAGACGAGCATGAGCCAGCAGAGCGCGACCACGCGACGATGTATTTCGTTGGCGACTGTCCTTTTCTGCCGCACTACGTAGATGATGGTGTATTCGTCGCGCCTGGAGGTCGGCGCATTGCTGAAAACGTCTTGCTGCAAATGGGCGCTGTTGCAAGGACTGCGTTTCTGTGGCCTCGGCAGTGGCAAAAGGCAAAAAAGGCCGCCCCTCGCCGTCCGAACAGATTCGCCTTTGACGACGTGGTGAAATTGATGTCTGTCAATGGCGGCCCGTGGTCTGTGGCGGACATGGCGGCTGAAATTGGTGCGTCAACCAGCGCGATCCGAGATGCGGTGCGAAAACTGCACGACACTGGCATCATAAAAGCGTGGGGATCGCGCACCAACAACAGTTCTCCGCAGTTGTGGATGCTGAAGGGAGAATGATGTCAGGAACCTTTGAGGATGCGTTGAAACAGGCTATTGAGAAGCGCAAGCAACAGCAGCAGAAGCAGCAACCTAACCAGTGAGGGCAAAATGCAACAAGTACAAGTCGGGTTTAGCCCCGAAGAGCGGCGCACGGCTATTTGGGCTAGCGATGCTCGCAAAATCGCAGACGGCAGAGCAATACAAGTTTACCTGGAGAAGAGAGGGGAAGCAGAACCTCCTGACCTGTCTCAAGTTGAGGCAGTGCAAATGGGCCATGTCATGCAGCCCGTTATCGGGAGGCTGACTGAGGATCGTCTCGGCATCACCCTAAAAGACCTTCCCGCAGCGGTGCGTCATCAGACCGAAGACTGGATGTGGTCGCACTTCGACTTTATAAGCGCTGACGGCAATACCTTGGTGGAGGCCAAGAATTACAACGCTATAACGCGCAACAAGTTCGGGGACAACGGCAGCAATCAAGTTCCCAACGCTGACTACTACCAGTGTCTCCACGAAGCGACTGTCCTCGGTGTCAACACCGTCATCTTGGCGGTGCTGTTTGGTGGCAATGAGTTCTGCACGTTTCCGTTGACGTTTGATGACGCAGAAAAAGAACACCTGATCAGGGTGGAGGCAGAACTTTGGGGGCGCATCAAGGAAGGCAATCCGCCGGAGGCCGGTAACACCGACGATCTCCGCAAGTTGTTCCCCAAAGACAACGCCGACAAGGTTGTGGCGACAGGTCAGCTTGAGACAGCTTGCGCTCAACTGAACACCATCAAGGCACAGATTAAGGCACTTGAGTCGCAGGAAGAAGAACTTGCCGCTGCCATTCAGGCGTTCATGAAAGAGTCGGCAGAACTGGTCACCTATGAGGGCAGGGTATTGGCCACATGGAAGACAGCGAAGGCCAGCAAGCGGTTCGTAGCCGATCTGTTCAAGTCAGCGATGCCTGACATCTACGAGCGCTTTGTCGTGGATATGCCGGGTTCTCGTCGTTTTCTGGTGAAGGGTTGATATGGCAATCATCTTTCCATCCCATATCAAGAATGTCACGGGCGGAGAACTCAAAGAAATTCAAAAATTTGGGGTGTCGCAATCGGGATTGATTTCATCAGACAAATTGGACAACTACATCCGAAGCAAACGATTCATTGGTGATATCACTCAAAAAAATGAACCGTGGGGGAAATTCATGAGCACACTTGAACAAAGCAGACAAGAACTCCAGCAGTCTACTGAGGCCATTCGCGTTGCTTCACATGCCTTAGTGGAGGCTTGCAATAAAGCAAACAACGACATGGTTGAGTCTGGAAGAAAGATGCGAGACAACACAGAAAAAGTCGGTGTTGCGATGCAGAAGTTTTCCAACATTGCCACTTCCGCCAATCTTTCAAAGATTGCAGATGATGCAGCTCGTTTGGCAGAAAGTCTGGAAAGGCTGGTTGTTCTTGAAGAAAGTGGTCAACTGCGAAAATTGATTGCTGCCATGTCATTGAAGGGGTGAGACATGACTGCCGCACTTGCAACGCTTGATCCTACAGTCATCAGCAGTCTGGTCATCAACGGCGACCTGAAGGGGCTGACCAACGAACAGCGAGTCGCCTATTACAATTATCGCTGCCAACAGGCAGGACTTGATGCAGCCGCCAAGCCTTTCGATCTGCTCACGCTCAACGGCAAGCAGATTTTGTACGCGAACGCATCTGCGACTCAGCAGTTGTGCGGCACTCGCGGACTCTCAGTGCAGATAACGGCCCGAGAAAAAGTAGAGGATATATACGTCGTTAGCGCTAGGGTCACGGACCAAGCAAATCGGACTACCGAAAACACTGGGGCTGTAAGTATCGGTGGATTGAAGGGAGATTCCTTGGCTAATGCAATGATGAAAGCTACTACCAAGGCTATTCGCAGGACTGTTCTCGCTCATTGTGGACTCGGCATGTTGGATGAAACTGAGACAGAGAGTATCTTAGGAGCAGTCAGAGAGCCAATGGACATCAAACCGCCTGTAGCGCCTTTGGTTGGATTCAAAGACGATGACCTAGATCATCCCTTCAACCTGTTCATTCCTGGTCAAGAAGAACCTTACAGCCGACATCCTACGCTTGAGGATTGGTCCGATCATTACGAGAAAATTATCGTCAACATCAAGAACAGCAAGAAGTTGTCGGACGATGAGAAGATTAACAAGACCGACTTGTTCAAGCACTTGAACGCAGAGACGTGGGGCAGGCTGAATCCGGTTGCAAAGGTGAAATTGATGGCCGCGTCAGCCAAGACAGAACCGGAAAATCTGTCCCCAAAAATTTCAGGCCAATCGATTACGGCACCGGATCATTTCGTGGAATCGGCCTCGGAATGACTCAGGCCGACGCGATTTTGCATTGGTTGCAGCATGATCCAATCACGCCAGCAGACGCACTCAGAGAATTTGGCTGCATGAGATTGGCCGCAAGGATTTCAGACCTCAGGGCAAAAGGGCATCAGATTTACACAGAAATCATCAGCGAGAATGGCAAAGATTTTGCTCGCTATCACTTGGCAAGGAGAAACATTCGTGGCCACGAGAATTGAGTTGGAAGAGGGCAGGGGCGTTTTGTTTACGAACGACTATGCCAAGCACCCTAAAGCTCCAGGGTTCAAAGGACATTTCAAAATTGACGGTACGCAGCATAAAGTCAGCGCGTGGCTGAAAGAATCGTCCAATGGTTCAAAGTTCATCAGCCTCGCAATTGACACATACGCTGCCACGGGACAAACCTATCCGAAAGAAGTATCGCCTAAGGACGACGACTCGATTCCGTTCTGATGGTCAATTCACGGAACAAGGGCGCGGGGTTTGAGCGCGACATCATCAACGCCTTCAAGGAGTTCCTTGGGGTTGATTGCAAGCGCAACCTAGAGCAATGGCGATCAGGTGGTGACGACATCGACCTTCCGCCCTACAGCATCGAATGCAAGCGCAGAGCGACAATTGCAATTTACGACTGGTGGCACCAAGCATGTGATTCAGCAGAAGCCAAGAAAAGGGTGCCCATCCTCATTGTCAAGGCTGACAGAAAAAAACCACTGGTTGTGATGGACTTGCGCGAGTTCATGAAACTGATACGGGAAGAGGTCTCCCACCCTTAGTGCATGAGGGAGACCGCCCTTCCTCCAAGGGGCGGTCGGTTAGGGCGTTGCCGGGCGGCAACGGATGCACAACCGCCCACCTACAAAGAAGAGGAAACATGGAAATTGATTGGTCGCCGTATCTGATACGGGCAGAAAAGCTGTTGCGTCAGGTGACTTTGGAGTTAAACAAAAACGACTATGTCTACGCTTTTCTTTTGTTGTCTGCAATTGAAGACGAGCTGAGCCTTTGCCAAAGATGGATCAAGGAGAACATCGATGACACCTAAAGCTAAGATTTTCATCGCCACACCTATGTATGGAGGCATGTGCGCTGGCTACTACACCCAGTCTGTCATCAGCCTAGTAGGCACATTAGGCGTGACAGGATACGCATCGGCTTGCTCTTTCCTGTTTAATGAGTCGCTCATCACTCGCGCTAGAAACCTGCTTGCCCATAACTTCCTAAAAAGTGACTTCACGCATCTGTTCTTCATCGATGCTGACATCAAGTTCAACGCCAACGAAGTGCCGATGATGATAGAGGCAGATGTCCCTGTGATCTGTGGCATTTACCCAAAGAAGGAAATCAACTGGCACTCGGTCAAGCAAGCCATTGGCAACGGTGTGGAAGGACTAGAACTGTCGCAGCACACCGGCAGCTTTGTGGTCAACCTCAAGAACTACACAGGTGACGTAGTGGTCGCTGGAGACAAGCCAGCAGAGATCTGGAATGGCGGCACAGGGTTTATGTTGATCAAGCGGGAAGTCTTCGAGCAACTCGCAGACAAAGTTCCGCACTACAGCAATGACGTAGTGGACGTTTCCGGCAATATGCAGATGGGCGCGGACATTGCAGAGTTCTTCACGACCAGCATCGAGAAAGACACCAATCGCCTGCTGTCAGAGGATTACCACTTTTGCCAATTGTGCCGTAAGCACGATATCAAGATCTATGCTGCACCCTGGGTGCAGCTAGGACATTTGGGTTCGTATCTGTTCGACGGTAAGCTGCTGTCAACAGATGCGCCCTGCACCCAAGACTAGCGTTTGGCAGTACGCGCAGAACGCTTGAACGCTTCGGCGGTGGGATATCCCCGCTGACCGGGGCGTTTAGCTGGCAAGCCCATCTTGCGACGCTTGTTGATGTTGTAGTAGAGACCTTTATTCATTTCAACACCCCGTAGCGTCTAAGCATATCCAAAAGACTGCGTTGTTGCATCAATTTCTGACGGATGGGTTCTGCTTCCTGAGGCGTTTTTAAGCCAAGTGCTTCTGGATTGACGCCGGTATCCCGCATGAAGTATTCCATCCATGCAGTCGGATGTTCCTTGCCTTTGAGCATCTTACCAGACGGTAATGAAGAAGGCCAGTGATAGCGGTTTTTGTCGTGAGGATCGCGTTCTGGTTGCAGTCCGGCCTTCCACGCAGCACGATAGTCATACTGCGGGTCGTCAAGGTTGGGTTGTTCGTTGTACTGCTTTTGGAATTCTTTGTACCAACCAGTACCTTTGATCCAATCTTGAAACTGCTGCTCTTCGTGAGGTGCAAGTTTTGTAGATGTGGGTTGTTCTACCGACATCCCCATCTCCTTCTAGCGGCCCTGCCTCTTTCTCCCTTCCAATTTTTGCTCCGCGCACAGAAAGACTTGTGACGCGGACCTGACTTAGTGGGAGCCTTCAGATTGCTACCAGCAGCCTTGGCTTTGGCCCTGCCCTTGGCGGTCAAGCCAGCACCACGACTAACGGGTAGCTTCTCACCCCTACCTACGGATAGGTTAGGGAATTTATTACGGGAAGGCACGAGTACCTTCCTTGTCAATAATCAGCCGCTGCATACGCGGCTTGCCTGTGGATTCATTAGGCACACTGATATGCACCCAGGAATCGAACTCTCGAATTAACTGATCATACTTGATGTTGCTGCCAACAATCAACAGCATCAAGTCATCGGCGGTCAAACCCAACGCACGAATGTCTGCCGCGCACCCCAAGCAATGCTGGCTATTCTTGGAACCACCAATCGCGCTATTGACGTTGCCAGAACGATAACCAGATGTAACTATGATCGGACGTTCTGCAACCTCCCGCACCTTCTCTAGTAACGCACAAGTACGCCTGAGGTTAGCCATCTGAGCAGGTTCGGGGTCATTAGGCCAACCACGACGCGCAGCGTATTCAGAGCGCGTCATTTCTTCAAGCGTGAAATGCGGAGATAGGTTCATTTGACCATCTTCTTGGTGTAAAACAAAGTTCGATCACCAAACAAATAAAATCCGATGGCCGCGGCAAAATTATTGACCGACTCGCTCGTCTGCCCCGACAACATCAACCACGCCCACGTCGCTAGCACCATGGCCACCACAGTGGGCCTCTGGAGGCGCACAATCGCTTCTACCCAAGGATATGACGCATTACTGCCACCAGCGTCATTCATCGCCCTAAACATCTCCAGATCAAGTTGACGCATCTGCGTGTACTGCTCAATCGTCGCAGGCTTGAACGTGTCGGGCGCGACGAAACGAGATATCAGGCTCTTGCCCAAGTCAACGGCAAGAGGGCCGAGCGCAGCAAGAATCGTCACTGGGTCCATCAAAAACCCTCGCCGGGAGTGAAATAACACTCAGCAGTGCCAACTTCACAAATGAACGCAATCCACAAACCACCAGTAACAGTAAATTGTTGCGGCACCGTGAAGACCTTATATTGCCCAGGCAGTGACAACAATGCATATTGAGCATTGCCCGCTGTTGGAGCCGCTACCGTCACATTGGCATCACCAATACGGAAGTAAACAGCTTTGGTGGCGGTTTCGTGATTAGCTACCAACAATTGATTACACGGCCCATCGGCCAAGATATTGATGCGCTGGCTAGTAGTGGTCGCATTAGCTTGGTAGGTTTTACCCTTGGCCTGAAATGCAATGTTGTTAGCCACGACCCCTCTCCGGCTTGCTCGTCGGCGCTGCATTGCAAGGCTTGTCATCAAATGACCATACAAAACGCGTGTTAGTTTGTTCGCTGCCCTTCTGCGCTGCCGGCTTAGGGATAGCGATCACACTAGCTTTCTTGATTATCTCTATCTTCACTTTTTCTCTCCTTGGTTAAGCAGGGCAGGAATACCGCCACCGCAAAGAACGCACACATCGCCATTCTCTCCCACAACGGGTCTTGCATCACCCACACCGAGAGTGCGAACGTCATCAACAACGAAAGCATGGTCAACAAACGGTCCGTCAAAACCGTGAGCGCGAGACGAAGCACCTTGAGTGCGTCCATGTAATAGCCCTCCATTATTGGGACTTACATGATACTTCACTTCTCGTCTTCCTCATCATCTGCAAACGCTGCGCCCCAATCATCAAAATCAGCCTTTTGCTTGATTGCTTCAAGTTTCAACGCACGGTCTAGAACCTTGCTCTTGTCGGTCAAGGTCGCAGTCGGATCGGCCATAACCTCGGCGAGCAACTGGCTAATCGCTTGCTCAAGCGCGGGGTTGATGCCCTTGGCTTTCTTTCTCATGTCATCTCTTTAGTTATTGATTCACTGCCTGCTGGACCGCTGACCCAGGCGCAACTGCCAACACCTTGCCAATAGTGTTCTGCAACCAAGTCAAGCGTTGGTTTACGTCCAAAGTACGCATGACTCGTTCAACATCTCTGTCAATTGCCTGCAATGTTTTTTCTTCAACAATTCCAGCTTGTGACAACAATGGACGGATGCTTTGCCTCCACTCATAGTCCATGCGCTGCGGAGATACTTTGTTGGCAATCAAAGTCCTGACTACTTGAGGCATTGCTTTCATCGCTTCTGGATTGGCCTTGATTGCATTTGCCACCAAAGCAATTTCTTCTGGTGCTTGCGCTCCCAACAACAGACTTTGCATACGTTCAGCAGGACGAGAGTCGCCACGAATCAAATCAGCTTGTTTCTGTATGGCAGACAGTTGCTTCTCACGTTCACCGCGCAACTGTTTTGCTTCTTGTTCAATACCAGAAATGTTCTTTTCTGCCTCTTTGGGAACCTGTTCCACTCTTTTTTCAACACCAGATATGTATTTGCGAGTTGCTTCGCGCTCTCCGCGCAATTGCGCCTCTATTGCGGCCTGACGTTGTTCGCCAGTAGTTGCTGCTCTGCCAACTCTCTTCCTCAGACCTTGAATAGTCTTCGTGCTACGAGCAGCGGTTTGTTCTGCTTTTTCTAGAGCAATGCGATATCTGTTGATATCAGATTCAAGAATAGGCAACTCACGCACCCACTCAGACTTACGAACCCAATCATTTAATTGCTTGCTGTTCATGCCAACAATCTGAGACGCAGCAAACTCACGCCCCGCCTTGGTTACCAGCTCCTTGTCACCAGTCATAGCAATCAAGTCTTGGACACCACCTTTGGTAGAGAAGTAAGTCTCGGGCAAACGAGATGGATCGGTGGCAAATTCAGAATCGTTGTACTTGTCGATTGCCAATGCGCGCCGACCACGCTGACCTCTGAAGCGATCTAGCAAAGTGCTAGCAGCTTCATAGTTGCCTTGCAGAACGTCTTGGGCTTCTCCAGCAAACTTGCGCTGGATGTCAGACAACTTGCCATACATGGTGCGAGCAATTTCAGCCCCAATGCCTTCGTATCCCGTAACCTCTTTGCCAAAAGCAATGTCGCCCATCTTGCGGCGCACATCATCAATCGCCTGAAACGATGGCGGGAAAGACTTGTATACAGGGTTGCCTGCAGCATTAACGCCGACTTGCTTCCGTTGAACGCTCAATGCGTCATAAAGTTTTTGATATGCAGATGCCACTCCAGATTCAGTCACTGGAGCAACTGTTTGTTTTTGTGCCGATAGACCAATCAACAACTTATCACGCAAGTCTTGAAGCATTGACTTGTACTCAGGCAGGTCAATGACAAACTCACCATTGCCTTCCTTCGCAGCAACGGCTTGATCCCGCGCCGCCATATCGCGTTGATAGTTTGTTTTGCGTTGTGCTAGTTCTGACTCATTCGCTTGCACGATGCGTTGACGCAACGGAGCGCCAATGTTGGTGGGGTCGGTCGGCTCGCCAATCAAGCGACGAATGCCTGCCGCTTCAGACAGCGCCACTTCAGCGCGTTGCTCTGCTTTGGGAATTAATCCCAGCAAACCAAACTTTGTGCCTAGTGCTTTGCTCAGTTCTTGTTCAGACCGGCGAGTGGCTTCAACACCAGTTTTGACCATGCGTTGTTTTCTGGCAGCAATTTCTGCCCTCAATCCAGCCAACTCTTCCTCTGCGCGTTGCCTAATGCCATCAATCTCACTTTCTCGCCCAACAGGTATAGAACGAAACTGAGCAATCTGTTGTTCAATTTCAGACGCCCGTTGCTCCAAAACAGACATGATTCTCTTAGGCGCATCAACGCCGCCAGCACCTTCTAGCTTACGAATGGCATCTCGAGTTGCCCCCGTCAACCGATCCGGTTCGCCCATTTTTGCGATACCCCGCAATGCTTGTCCTGCCCTGCCGCCGATTACACCACCCATTTTTTCTGCACCTGCTTGCAATGGGAGTGGCGCAAGACGAGCAGCCTCAGACACAATAGGAGGCGCACCAAGCATCTCTGCGGTTTGACCAGCAGTTTCGCTACCGGCGCCGGCAACGCCACCCAAAACAGTTCTTGCAACCGGCCTCACAGTACCTAAGGCTTGTCCCAGCGGACGAGTGAGAGGATAAATTTGCAACAACCTGGGCAAAGCAAGACTAGCGGCAGCACCAAATCCAGCCGTCTCTCCAATCTGTGCGCCACGCTGCCCGAGAGTTTTTTCTGCTTGCTTACCAAGCAACAAGTCCTGCGCTACGCGAGTTCCTTCGCTAGCAGGTTTGGTTTGGCTAGTAGAGGGATAGAAAGTTTCAACGGAAGAACCGGACAATTTTTGTTCTAACTCATCCAAACGTCTAAGTTCTTCAAGTTCAGAACGCTCACTTGCGACCATGTTTTTTCCTTAATTCATTTAGTTCTTGTTGTTCTTCAGGAGTGAGGGGTCCAACAACAGCAGCAGCAGCGGCAGGACCAAGAGCAGGCCTACCACGAGTAATCGCAGTAACCACATCGTCAGTTGTAAACGGAATGGCACGTTCCATACGTTTCACTTGTTCTTGTGCAGCAGTTGCTTGTTTGTCTGGTAAAAGGCCAGAGTCAATCATTGCTTGAATTGCCTCTGTCGAGATACGTCGGATATCGGCAACTTTCAACGCCACATCTTGAACCTTGTCCCCAACCATCGGACGGAGCTTGTCCAATTGATTGCTGAGAGAAACCAAACCAGTAGCAGTGCCAGACGCTTCAATGGTTGCCAGATATCGGCTCACACCAGTAAAAAGCACTTCTAGGGCTTTGGCCTCTGACCCCGTGATTTCTCTAACGGCAGATGTTTGCAAATAGTTGAGCAGACCAGGCTTGTTACTCAAAAACGGCAACATTCCAACAGTAGATGTAGCTGGCAATTTCATTACTGACTCAACAGCAGACGCAGCACCACGCAAAGCAGTCACTGCGCGTTGAGCGATGAACTGTTGCTGTGTAGCACGGCCTGGGTTTTGCGCCTTGGCGTCAAACCTCATCTGCGCCAGCAGCAACGAAAGTTGAGTGCGAGCCTCCAAATCGGCAGACTTGTTCTCGCGGTCACGCAGCGTTTGTTCCCATTTCTCCACCACCTTATCAGCAGCAACAATTGATTCTCGCGCGATCTTATCTGCGCGATCTAACCGGCCAGACCGAATTTGATATCCAAGCTCACTTTCACCAAGCTCTGCTTCGAGCGACTTCAATTCGCCAAGCGCAGCATCCCTGTTGACTGTAAGCATCGACAAAGCCTCTTGCAACCGTTTCTGCACTGCACGATTGTGTTCTGAGGTGGCTTTGATGTTCTTGTCAAACTCTTGCAGTTCTTGCTTGAACAAATCTTGACGGCCTTTGTTCCAACCCTCCATAGCATTAGCCAAGTTGTTCATGCTTGCAGAGCCAGAGTAACGTCCCTTGCCGCCAGACAAAAATGTTAGAGCAGTCAAGCCAGCAAACAAGCCAATCAAATCTTGTCCACTGGTTTTGGACGGAGTAAATTGACCAATCTCTACGTCTTTGAATTGAGGGTCTTGCAACATGTCTTTATACGCTTTTGCATAGTCTTGACCGATATTGCTAGTACGTTCGGCAATATCTTTGACTATCTTTCCGCGCTCTTCCAAATACGTTTTTTCTCCGGCTAAGCGCTCTTCTTCGCGTTCTTTAATTTCCGAGCGAGCCTCATCCGCGCGAGTTTGCGCCGCCGTCACCTCAGAAGGTTGCGACATCAAACCTTTGAAAGGATCAGTCATGCCGACACGCAAAGCCATTACCGCGCGCCTTGTGCAGAATTAGTGACAGGCTGTTGAGAAGGCATAGCTCCCAATGCTTGCAATGCTGCCGAATAGAATCGGCCAGACGCATCCTGCGCCGCTTGACTAGCGTTATATCCAGCAGTGATGGCTTGCTGCGTGTACTGATCGCCAATCTGAAGAAGACTGAAGCCTTGTTGCAAGTTCTGTTGCAAGAATTGCTGACGCATATTTTCAACTTGACCGGCAAGCTGTTGCTCCGCTGTGCCACCGCTGAGACCACGACTAGCCAATGCTTGCGCCTGTCGTGCGCGGAATGCTTCTAGCTGTTGCATTTGAGGCGCAGTCAACTCGCCGCGTTGAGCAGCAGCAACCAATGCCTGCCCCTCTTGGCGTTGCGTAGCGCCTAGCTTGGCTAAATCACTTTGCAGTCGAGTGGCGGCTTGTTGACCACGATTACCCATGATTGCGCCAACACCTGCCGTCAGGCCACCACCAAGCAGTCGAGCAAGTAATTTGTTCTTGTCAAGAGTTTCACCAGCCTTTTCAATACCACTGACGGCTCTCTTAAAAAAACCGGGTTCTGTGTCGGTTGTTTGCGTTGTAGGTTGTTCACTTGCCCCGCCAAAGTAAGTAGTCGTGCCTGAATAATCTGATGGGGTTAAAGCACCTACATTCCTGTTTGTTGGCGTAATCATCGCAAGCGGAAGTGGCATGGAATCACCTGTTGGATAAGGGGCCAGCGCCCCCATCAATCCACCGATTCCCGTTCCTCCAGATGTGAATCCATCGATTCCCGTTCCTCCAGATGTGTTTCCAAAATTTGGCGGCGTGTACCCCGCCAAGTCTTGCGGCATGTACGCTACACCTGGAGCGCCAAGAACCCCAAAATTGAAACCAGAGTAATCGACCGGTGGGGTGTAATATTTAGTAACCTGAGGTGTAGACAAAGATTCTTCAGGTCCACCGAAGTAAGTAGTCTTGCCAGTAAGGGCCATGTCAGGTTCACCGAAGTAAGTAGTCTTGCCAGTAAGGGCCATGTCAAATTCCTAACGCGCTTCTCAAGCGCAAAGATGCTTGGTTCCAAACGTCCTGTAATTCCTCCGGCTTACCGCCGAATAATGCACTCAAATCCGCTTCATCGCTAGTCGCAATCAGACTAGGTTGTGCAGTACGCGGTGGTGGTCTCTTTGGCGTAGGAGGAGGAGCCAAACCTAAGAATGTAATCAACTGAGTATCTATTTTTTTTTGTTCTTCACCACCGCCGCCGCCTGCACCTGTACCACCACCAGTACCTACGCCAGTACCCTCACCTGTACCACCACCAGTACCTACGCCAGTACCCTCACCTGTACCACCACCAGTACCTACGCCAGTACCCTCACCTGTACCACCACCAGTACCTACGCCAGTACCCTCACCTGTACCACCACCAGTACCTACGCCAGTACCCTCACCTGTACCAGCGCCTGTGCCAGTACCTGTGCCTGTGCCAGCGCCATCGCCTGTGCCAGTACCTGTGCCTGTGCCAGCGCCATCGCCTGTGCCAGTACCTGTGCCTGTGCCAGCGCCATCGCCTGTGCCAGTACCTGTGCCTGTGCCAGCGCTTCCGCCAGCTATAACATTCAGAATCTGCTGATCAGTAACATCGCCAGTGCCTGTACCAGTGCCTGTACCTGTGCCAGTACCTGTGCCTGTGCCGCCGCCTGTACCTGCGTCCGTAACGCCTGTTCCACCGGCAGATAAGACTGCGTTTGCAACACCACCACTACCGATAACCACATTACCGGCTCCAGCACCTTCCGAAGAAACAGCAATATTCCCATCACCAGGCGAACCAATAGCAACATTGGCTTGACGTAACAAAGAAATAATATCGGTCAGGTTGAGAACATCAGAAGGCGTCCTTGAAACAGAAGGTGAAGCCACAAACAAATTGCCGCCCAAACTACCAACACCACCTCCGCCTCCTCCTCCACCTCCGCCACCGCCCCCACCTCCGCCACCGCCTCCTCCCCAACCTCCGCCACCGCCTCCTCCCCCACCTCCGCCACCGCCTCCTCCCCCACCTCCGCCACCGCCACCGCCAGCGTTTCCAGTGACACCGCTAAGAGCGCCAGAAATCGAAGTTGCGCTTGCATTAGGTGAAAGGACGGGTGGGGGCGAAACATTGGTCACCCCTGAAAGATCGACAGGTGGCAGGACGGGTGGGGGCGAAACATTGGTCACCCCTGAAAGATCGACAATGTTGTTAGCCGTAACAGTAGGATTAACAATTTCTCGTACAACCTCGCGGTTCAGGTTTTGAACTGCTTTTAATACTTGTGGCGCGTTCGGTTGGTTTTGATCGATGTAAACAATCTCAAGTCTAGGATCAATTCGAAAAGCCAAACGCACACCGTCTAACTCTGCATGGCGAGCAATTACCTTTAAGAATTTGTAAGTATACTCGTCTACTAAAACCGACTGAGTGGTTGTAGCCTCCATTTCTGGCGTAGCGGTTCCTAAAGGAACCACCCCACGAGACAACAACTCGATGGCCTCTTGAGCGGTAACATTACTGTACAAACCAGGAGGCAAAAGCGTATCATCGAAGTCAGATTCGATGCTTAGCAAGCCCCCCGTCTTGATAAAACCAGACTCGTCTTGAGATGCAGCCGATATCACCCTGTCTTCGCCACCACTGCCGGGCGCTGAGGTATTGCTGCCGCCAAAAACTGATTTCATGCCAGCATAAGCTGTTTCTGCAATTTCGCTAATTCCAGAACTAATTAAAGAAGAGCCTACTGCCGCTCCAACGTCTTGGCCTTGAAGAGCAGCCACCGCGCCAGCCGCCACAGCATTAGACGCGGCGTCACCTAGTTTGAGACTTGGGCCTTTGTCCAAACCTAGTTTTATGAGTTCATTAGATACCGTGCTTTGCACCGCTGATCCAAGAGCGCTTAGCGCTGCGCCAGTTAAAACATCTGTTCCAGCAACAACCGATTGCGCCGCACCTAGCGCACTAGACGTAATTGATCGCGCTGCGATGTTTGCTATTTTCGGCCCCAAAACAGAAGTAAGCTCTGCCTGCAAAGTCTTGACCATAGAATTGCCGACGCTGCCAGGAATTTGGGGGCTAAATGCTCCAGATATTGCGCCGAAACCAGCGCCTTTCAAAATGTCACCGCCAGTCAAACCGGCTGATGCACCACCAATAATTGCGCCAGCGCCAACACCGCCACCTACGCCACCGCCAAAAACAGTAGACAAAGGACCAAAAGCAGCCGTACCTAAAGCACCAAGCAATATTTGACCAACTACGCCAATACCTTCTTTGGTATTAACAGACTTATAGGTGTTGCCTAATTCTCTATAATTTCCACTTTCATCTTTTAGATAAATTGTGGTCAGAGTGCGTCCGTCACCAACTTTGGTTGTTGTGTAAAGTAGTTGATTTTTTTCTGGGTCTAATTTTGCCTGTACAAGAGAAAAAGAACCGCCGGGAACATCTTTTAGCTTTTCACCTTCACCTGGGGCAGTAGTAACAAGCTCCTTGACAATCTTGACTACTTCGCTTGGGCGCTTGGCCAAAAGATCAGCAGCAAGCTGTTTAGCTTCTTCGTCGCTTTTGCCTGAATCAAGAGCATCCGCAACCACAGACAACGTGTAAGCACCCTGCACAGAGTTGCCGGAGTTGATGGTGTAGTTCTCTTTTTTGGCAAAATTGATGCCCTGTTGAGTTGCGCTTACAACTGATTGAACAACAGAGGCTTGCTTATCATTAGCCGCCGGAGGCACAGAAATAAGAGAAGTAATTCTCCCATCTACCGTATTGATAACGCCATTGCTCTTGGCCGCAGCAAGCTCTGCCTTGTTCTCGGCTTCAATCTGGTTGACTAGCGCAGTAATTTCTTTTGAAGACAGCCCCGCCGCTTTTGCCTTCGCTTTTAATAACTTGATCTCATCCGCTTGCGACTTTTGCAACGTAGCCAAAGATTCTTTATTTGCAGGTACCGTTTTGGTTTCTTCCAATAGCTGCAATCCAGTCATTTGTTCAACTGGCGCTTGAGCAGGGACCGCTACAGGAGCCGGAGCGGCGGCAGGAAGATTTAATGTCTCCGCAGGCGCGGGAGTCTGCACATCCTGAAATGTACCGTTTGCACTCGGTGGGGCATCGCCCGGAGGGCGCACGCTAGTCACATAGATAGAGTTCCCAGAGGTATACCCGTACTGGGAATTACCCTCATCGTCATATCTCAAAAATTGTTCTGCGGGCATACGTTTATCCTATTGTGCGGTGCAGCAATTCAGTTTTTCTATGTGGTAGAAAGGTTTAACGCAGACGCAATCCGCTGGTGAATCGACAAATGGTTTGCAATCCAATCATAGAAGTCAGATTCGATACGCCAATCAGTATCTAACATATTGAATGGATTGTCCAAATCAAGCGCAGTAGCAAACGCTTGATGTTCTAATTGATGAACTTGTAGCCAATCGTCAATGTTGGCTATGTCAAGATCAAAAAGTGGCGCATGAGGGATAACTACCCCCAAATCCGTCAGTGTTTCCCAAAAAAGTTTGTGTTGTACGCCGTTTTCAAACATGAACTCACGCAACGACTCTTCATCTCCCCATTCAACAATAGATAGGGTGTCCATGTTCATGATTTATCTGCTTTAGCGTCCAATTTATCTACAATTCTGTTGCAAATAGCTTCTATGCGGTCAATAGCCGCCCTAAAATCATCTTTACGAACGTAATCTTCATGCAGATCGCGCTCGATTTCCTTGATATCTGATCTCAACTCGCTTACGGCGTCCCAAATGTTCTTTACGACCCATCCAATAAGGGTTCCAATGCAAGTGAAAGCAATGTTGATCAGATTTTGAGTGTCCATTTACATACCGTAATAAGGAATCTTCTTCTGGGTGCCATTGATTACGATAACAACGTACCCTTCTGGAACCAACGGAAGACTTGAAGTGGCAAAAGTGGCATTAGCGTTAGTTGTGAGGTTAGCGTAAAGGTTTGCAGTGACGGTAACGTTGCTTGCGCTGACGTTTGTAGCAGTGATGTTGCCGCTAGAGAAGGTGGCATTGGTTAGCGTGACGTTTCCAAAACTCGTAACCGTCCCGCCAAGACTGACCGACGTATTGCCGATGGTTACGGCGCTGTTGGTCAGATAAGAGTTAGGGAACGTTGCGGCTACAGACGTGATATTGGCGTTCTGTAGCGTCAGATTGCCAAACGTTGTGGCTGTAGCGCCCAACGCAACACTTGTGTTGCCTATGGTGACGCTATTGTTAACCAATCCAGAGTTAGGCAGCAGGATCGATGTATTGGCAGCAGCCGTTAGCTGACCCTGACCATTGACCGTGAATGAAGCTACAGTAGTAGCGTTGCCATAACTGGCAGCAGTCACGGCGGTGTTGGCAATGCTAATTGTTCCAGAGGTCGTGATCGGACCACCAATCAGTCCAGTGCCTGTGGCTACATTGGTAACAGTTCCGCTACCACCGCCACCCGCTGTAATGGCTACCGTCTTGAGCATGATTACATCCCATCACCAGGCGTAATGTAGATCGTGGCGCTTCCCGATCCAGTAACACCAGTAAAGTAGGCATTGGGGGCAAACGTCAGGATTTCATCTGTTCCAGCAAGCAGCGGGAAGCTAGGCGCTGTGTTGCTAACTACTACTGCGCTATTGGTTGCATCAGAGGCGTTGACCCCGTACCCAAGGAATACGGTCACGTTGCCAGAGTTGATGATCCGATACTGATTGCCACCCAAAGTGCTAGACGCCGCCTGCACAGGAGTGGGCGCAGTAGTTGCTGCCAAGAATGTCACCGTGTTGCCAGTTTTAGTAAACGCCTGAATACCCATATCACACCTCTATAGCAACTGTTGCGGTGGCGGTTTCAGTGACAACAACAATCTCCTGCTCGACATTTGTTTCCTGCTGCTTTGGAAACAAAAACATATCCTTGTCGGCGTCATAATACATACCAATCCCCGCATAATTTTTGCGGATTTTTCCGTTATAAGATGTTTGTTTCCAAACAGTTTCCGGAAATAGGCTTTGACAGAACAAAATGCCCTTTTGTTCGGATTCAACACCGTTATCCATTAACTCGTCATTAGCTACAACAATTACTTGCATGACTGTGTTGTTTTCATCAAGTTGAGCGAAGTGTGCCATATCATCCTTAGAATCTAATTGAACCGGAACCGGTGAACGTGTAAATGGTGCGGCCGCCAGATGTAGTGACGGTCGGTGACCCAGTAGTGGATACGGCAGCTCTAGTTGCGGAAATGATAACTACGCCAGAGCCGCCTGCCCCACCTGGCCCATGAGGCACCGCGCCACCTGCACCGCCTCCACCACCAGTGTTGGCTGTGCCTGAGCCGCCCGTGTTTCCGTTGTTGGTTCCATTGCCGCCACCGCCAGAGCCGCCAGTTCCGGCAGTTCCACCTTCCGCCCCCCCTCCCCCGCCACCGGCGTAGGTAACACTGGAACCAGAAATTGTGGATGCAGTTCCGGCGCCTCCGTTACCACCAATTGGGCCAGAAGCGGCATTTCCGCCGACCGCAGAAGCGCCTCCGCCACCACCTCCGGCGTTATTAGTCCCACTAAACGCGCGACCGTTTCCGCCGTTATTGCCCTGAGAGGGACTTACGGATGGGGTATTCCCTGCCGCGCCGAGAACAGTACCAGTGGTACCTACATAGTCACGAGAGCCACCACCGCCAGAACCGCCGGGCAAAGGGTTGCGACCCGGCTGAAAATCCCCGCCCGCGCCACCACCGGCAGAAGTAATCGTTGAGAAAACAGAGTTGCTACCGTTCGTTGAATTTGTAGAGTTATTTCCGCCAGTACCGCCAGCCCCAACAGTTATG